CCCCGCCGTAGATACCGATCACACATCAGCTTGTGTATGTGCCTTTCCAGATCGCGACGAGTCCAACCCTTGGCGAGATAGTGGTCTTCGATAACGTGCCAGAACTCCAATTTGCGGGCGGACTCAATCGCTTTTTTTGCGGGAATCCGCTCCCGCGCAATCAGGCTCACGAACTGGCCGAGGAACATCTCGCAGTTGCGCCCGCTAAAGCCCTTGGCGGTCTTGTAATAGCGCCGGTACTCAGCGCGCTCGATCAGCGGATCGCACTCAACTTGGACGCGGGCGTCCTGGCTGATCAGGCTCCAGAAGGGATCGTAGACCGCCGACCGACTCAGCAGCTTGAAGCTTTCGCAGGCGTAGCCCCACAGCCCTTGCAGATGCGGGCAAAGCCCCTCATAGGTGCGACAGCCCATAACCTCCCCGGAGGCCATACGCGAGCCTTCGGAGAACTGTTGCACCACCGAGTGATGGAAGCGGAATTCGATGCGCCAGACCGTCTCCAGGGGGTTATAGGCTGGGTCGCCATCGCCGAACGGATCCCCGTTCAAGGTCGCCCACACGCTTTCCCAATAGTCGAGCTTGTCGGTGGCCCGAGCCTGGAGGGTCTTGTTATAGATCGACAGTTGCAGACCGTTGGCCGAGCCGAACATGTACGTCTCGCCACGCCCGTAGACAGAGGCGTTGCCGTCGAACTCGATCCGCTCGATCCCGCTGATTTGCCGCACCCGACGCGAGCGGCAATGCATGCGATCCACCAAATCGCGAGGCGGTTTCCAGCCTTGTACGTCCAGGGCGATATGCACAGCGGCTTGGTTGGTCTCGCAGTGACTCAGCACCGCTGCGGCCAGGTCATCCAGCACGCCCTGGAGGATCCGCGGATCGGCGCCATCGAGGGCGTGAGGCGATACCTCGATCTTGAGGTGCGAGCCAATGGTGTCGACCTTGATGTTGTGGTTCTTGATCAGCAGGATCAGACCCATTTCAGCGTTCTGCAGGCGGTACTGATAGCCAGAGTCGCGACCGATGCGGCCCTTGGACCACTCGTAGCCGGCGAACTCGACCACATCTACCGAGAGGTCAAACAGCGCCATGACTTCCGGCCGGAGTTTGCCGTTGTACAACTGCCGCACCGTATCCACGCCGCACCGCAGGATGCGCACCCCTGACAGGTCGGTGAACGCCCCCGTTATGGAATCAACGAAGAGCCGTCCCTTGGGGGAGTCCAGCAGTTGTCCGTCGGGTTGCAACAGGAGGCGGTTTTGATGAATCGGTTTCACTTTCTTCATGGGCTTACCCAGCAATGTCCATTAATGTCCAAAACACAGGGCGTTTATCTGACGTGTTACAGGGGCGTCGGCCGCGCCTTCGGCCTATCGCTCATGCCTTGCGCTCCCGGCCGGCGGCGCGGCCCGCCCCTCATGGCGGCGCCCCTACCGCCGCTAGCGCCGTCATCACCGTCCACCAGTGATGCAGCGCCCAGCCCATCGCCACCGGAACGAGGAATTCCCAATCGATCATTTCTGCCTCCAGGGCCGCGAGGCGTATTCGGAATCGGGGACGATGGTCAGCGGCACCTTGTCAGGTTCGCGGGCGCCCGCTGCCGATGGCGGCAGGTTGAGCAACGGCGGCACGCCAGCGACCGCCACCGGCCGGACCGAGGAGCCGGCACAGGTGACGGTCCCCTCCCATTCCCCGTAGAGCAGTTCGGCCACGCACTCGCCGCGTGGCTTGATCGCGTAGCCGGATCCCACGAGTTGCCAACTGGTGAGTTCCAGGTGCCGGCCGGCAGGGTCATCCAGGGCGAACATGTAGATATCGCCCTTCGACGGCATGTAGGCGTGGGCGAGGATCGAAATCCGCCGATCGGCGAAGGGATGGGCGTTCAGATCAACAGGCGCAGCAGCAGGCCCATCAGGTACAAGCCCAGGAGGAAGAAAGCTATTCGCAGCAGGACGCGCTGGAGCAGCCACAGCAGCAGGCGCAGTAGCGGTCGGAAGAGGCTTAGGAGTAGGCGCGGAAGCCGCCGGATCAGGCTTAGCACCAATAACCCGCATTGGCCCCATATAGCTAACAAAGCCAATAGTGCCGGCCAGCAATGCCAGTAGAAGAACCAGCTTAGGCGACCGGAAGAGGCTCTTGCCCGCCTTGGTGTCTTGGGTCTTGCCGGTGGCCGTGGACTGGTAGAGGGCGAAGGTCTGCTTTCGGATCCGCTTGTATTCGATGATGGTGCCATCGGCGGGCGGACGGTTGAGTTGGGCGTCATGCTGGGCCTCCTTGTAGCGGCCAGGGATGCCGATCACCGCGAGGTTGGAATGCTTGTAGGCCATCTCGCAGGTCATGCGGATGTCGTCGCGGATGTAGGAGATGTTCGGCGTGGTGAGGACGATGTCCCAGTTGAAATGCCGGTGCCGGGTCCAGGCGTCGAGCCAGCCCATGGGGCGGTCGGCCGCGTGGGCCGCTTCCGGTCCACCGGGGTAGTCGAAGCGCTCGAGGTCTTTTTCCCGCCAGGACTTGGGAAACAGCAGTTGGGTTTCGTCGAAGATCAGGAAGGCCCCGCGGGGCGCCCACTGAAACCACGTGCGCATCTTTTCGAGGTCTTCCAGCGACTCCAGATCGAGGTTGATGATTTCCGCCGTGTTGGGCAGGTCCGGGAAGACCTGATAGGCCCGCTCCAGGGTGAAGCCGCGCACGTTGGTGATGATCACCCGCCCGTCTTTCAGCGCGGGCACGGCGTCATCTTGGATCGCGCCTGAGGTCTTGTAGGAGCCATTGGGGCCGTGATGGATCTTGATCGACACGGATCACCTCCCAATGAACGGCACGAAGCGCATGCAGAAGCGCGTCGCCGCCGCGACCATGATGATGTTCAGCGCCTGCGGCACGCCGAAGAAGGCCAGCCCCGCCGCAATCGGACCCGGCAGCGCGGCGTACATGCTGCGGATCATCTGCGGCACGCCGAGGCTGTCGATCAGTTCGCGGGCGGCGGTGTAGCTGACATCGATCAGCAGGATCAGGGTCTGGAGCGCGGCGTACATCGACGCCTTGGTGGCGACCACCAGGCCGTCGCGCACGAAGTCATAAATGCCTTGGGCGAAGAAATCCCAGATCCACTGGAAGAAGGCGATGATCTGATCGAGAAAACCGGAGAGCCATTCCATAGGGTCAGTCCCTCAGCAGTATGAAAGCGGCGATCAGCGCGGCCATCAGCAGCAGCGCCACACGCAGGTTGGAGAGCTGGTCGGCGTAGTCGGCGACGCAGAGGGAGTAGGATCGGCCCCAAATGGTCATGGACTCGCAGGGAAGCTGGCCGCCGCCTTCCGCCAGGTTGAGGTCGAACGCGCCCTTCATCTGATCGACGTTGGCCCGGACCTTGTCCTTGAGTTCTTTCTTGGCCTGCTCGACCTTCTGTTCCCAGGTGGCGATGGCGTCATCCCAAGTGCCGGGCTTGGGTTCCTTGAGTTCGCCGCCGGGGCCGGCAGGACCGGGGGAGCAGTCCTGTTTCGCCGGGTCGCAGTTGCCGCCATCGCCGCCACCGGTTCCGCCGCCGCTGCCGTCGCCTCCCCCGCTTCCATCGCCGCCGCCCTCCCCATTGCCGCCGCTCCCATCGGAGCCACCGGTGCCGCCGTCGCCACCCCCGTTGTCATTGCCGCCGCCGTTGTCGCCCCCGCCATCGCCGCCACCGGTGTTACCGCCATCACCGCCATCGCCCCCCGGCTCAGTCGGATCCGTGGGCGTCTTGACGCAAGTCGTCCCGGACCAGCTATAGCCGGGAGGACAGCCAGGGTCATTCGGGTCGGACGGCGGTTCGTCGGGATTGGTCGGCGGGGTGTCGTTCAACGAGGGACCGGTCATGCCGGGATTGCCGGAGTCAGCGGCGCAGGCACTACCGTCCGTCATCAACACGTAGTTGCAGAAGCCTTGGTTGTCGCTGCCGGGATAGCGATAGCAACTGGTGGTCTTCGAGGTGGTCGGCAGGTACTGGCAACCATTCTTGCAGGCAGTGGGCGGCGAGCTATTCACGAAGTTTCTGCCGCCCGACACGAAGATGTTCGAGGGCGGTGAACTGAACAGATCCGTCAGCCCTTTGATGCAGTTGTTTTCCGGCGGCGTTTCACACACTCCCGTTTGCGCGTTATACGTGGAGCCCTCAGCACAACCGGTGCCCTTGCGCATGACGGAAATAGTGAAATTCGGCTCAATACGATTCCCGTTGAAATAACGAAACACCGTGCACACATAGTTGGTCGAGCCCCTCATCTCCCGCGAATTGATCACCATTTCAACCGTGGGATATTGAGCCTTATACATTCCCAGCCCGACCTCACAAGCCGCACTAGGACTGGTAAACCGGTCAGGAGCAGTCGGGCCGTTTAATTGCCAGTAATAAGGCTCCGCGTAGGCACTCCAGCTACACAACACCAGCAACACGGCGCAGACCTGGCGCACCAGGGCGAACCAACGCGCACGCTTTTCAATCCTCATGACACTTCCCTCAAGCAACAAAAAGCCCCCTGCCGGAAACTCCGGAGGGGGCTTCCGCCTCGGTCTGTTCGGTTAGAAGAATTCGCCGGTCCGGTACCCGGTGATGAAGGCGCCGGCGAAGAACGCCCCCAACCACACCGACCAGAGCACCCGTTACGCCTTGCGCAACATGCTGTAGACCAGGCCAGCGACGGCCAGAATCACCAGGGCGCCGACGATATAGCCGCCGATGCTGGACATATCACCCTTGCCCTCGGTGATTGCGGCCTCGACCGCGCTGGTGTCGATCACCCCGGCGAAGGCCGGCAGCGAAGTCGCGGCAGTGACGGAACCGGCGATGCACAGGTTGCGGAACGAGGCGACCGGGCTGAACTTGGCGATGCGTTGCTTCATTGCTTTCATGGTGTTTCCTCTCTATTTGGCTTTACGAAGAAGTGACGCGACCCAGCCAATCAAAAGCCCCGTCACGAACGATCCCAGGACGCCAGCGGCACCGATGCCGAAGGCTTCCGGGGAGAAACCACCGTTGACCAGGATGTCCACGTATCCAGCGGCCTCGGGCGGAATCAGGTAGGCCTGTTGCCATGCGAGTTCGCGACACGCCATGAAGCCCTCGGGAGTCGAGGTCCACGCGGTACACACCTGCACAGCGACAACGCCTGACATAGCGATCAGTCCTCAAACAGCCAGGGAGGCCGCTAGGCCGTCGATCCAGCCCCAGGCGTAGCCGGTGGCCAGACCTACCGCGAACAGCGAGAGATAGCGGAGCATCTCGGCCTCCTACGGCTTACGCCTTGGCGTCCGGGGACTTGTCTTGTTTGTCCTGGCCCTGCGGCTGCTGGGCCGGGCGCGGGGCTTGGGCCTGTGCTTGCGGGCGGGCCGGGGCTTGGGCGGTCGGCGCCATCGGCTTGCCGCCCACAGCCAGCAGATCCACAAGGACTTGCGTATTGGTGATCCGACCGAAACGGTCTTGGGTCGGGCGGACCACGCTGGCGAACTTGCAGAGCACCGGCTGGCCTTCGAAAACGATGGCGTCCAGCAGGGTCGGCTCGATGTTGTATTCGCTGATCTCGAAGCCCTTGGCGTTGCCACGGGCACCTTCCGGGATCGGGGCGATGGACTGGACCGAGGCGTAGATTTCCCCGGTCTTGGTCGAGGTGTAGGTGTCGGTCTTGGTGACCCACAGTTCGACGACGCCGCCTTGGGTTGCAAACATGTTCATCGGTGTTTCTCCTTCAATTCGCCTTTTTCGGCGTGAGTTGTCCCGCTGCTGCAAATTCGGCTGTTTCGCCTTCATTCAGCGGTGTTGGGTGAAAGTGATTTGTCGGGCGATCCCTTCGGGCCGGGCTCTATTCGCTAGCGAACCAAGCCAACCACAGGTGTTCGTCTCGGCCCATTCGGGTAACGATCCCTATCGCAACGTCGTCTCCGACGGCCAAGGGGAACGCTTCCCCTTGGAACCCGCAGAGCAACACCAAGGGCTCTGCCCTTGTCATCCCGCTCTTGCCGCCGAGGGCTCGGGAGCGCGGGGCGGAGGAGCTGCCCCACACTCCCCAGCGGAGGCTGTTTCAGGGGGGAGGCGTTCAAGGGTGCGCTGCGCCCGTGCTTCCGTTCGCCGGAACGGTGAAGCTGTTCCGACGAGCCGGGAGCGCGGCCCTTGACCGGATCGGCCACGGTGCGGGCGGCCTGGATCAGGCAGAGCAGGAGCAGCGCTTTCAGGGTGTCAGCGAGCATGGGTCAGCCCTCCAGTTGGAATGCTTCGCGCACGGGCACGAAGGGCGTGGGTTTCCCGCTGTCGTACACAACGTGCCAGTACTTCGGCGGACGCCGGGACGGGTCGTGTTTCGCGCAGAAGGAACGGGGACGGCAGAGCCAGCGGCCATCTTCCAGATAGGGCAGCCCAGGGGGCCGGCAGTCCGGACACGGCGACGGGCTGTGCAATGGGATGGCCTGCCTTGCGGACCAGCACACAGAGCAGGCGCAGTCCGGGGCGTGGGTTTGGTGCAGGTAGTAGGGACTGGCGGCCATGGTTCATGCCCTCACCCCACGGATGCGGTACACCTGCCGAGCGCGTTCGCGGGTCAGGCCGAAGGAGCGGCGAGCTTCTTCTTCAGTCGGGAAGATAGCCACCAACTCTTCGACCCAGCGTTGGCATTCCACGCGGGAAATGCCCTGATGGACGCGATGCCAGCGACGTTGCCGGGTCGGGCCGTGGAAGGTGCACATCTCTACGAGGTAGCGCATGGTCAGAACTCCTCCCTTTCCATCAGCTGGTGGACGAAAAGCGCAACATTGACCATCACGTGCTTGCCGATCTTGTACGCGGGGATATAGCCCTTACGAATCCATCCACGGACGGTTTCATGCTCTTCCCCCATGCCAATCCAGTTCGCGAAGTCCCGCCAGGGCAACACCGGGGGCGCCGCGCGGAGGTCTTGAGCCTTGATTTCTTCCACTTCCATGGCCTTTGCTGCACTATGTTGGTCTATAGTAGCCTATGGTCTTGGACTATGTCCATAGACTATGTACAAACAATAGCCCTTGGACTATGTCATGTACATAGTCCAAATAATGATTAATACCTATTGAATGAGCATCACAGATAGAGCTTTGCTATTGATTGGCCGTAGCAACCTAAGCGCCCTGACCAGAGCAGGTGCGACGGACTACAACCGATGGGTGAGCATCAAGCGAGGGAAGGCGCGAGTGGGAGCGGACGAGATTGAAATCCTCGGTAGCGTCTACCCTGCGTATCGATGGTGGCTTACCACAGGCGAAGTCATGCCGGAAATTGGGCAAACAAGCCCTGACTACGACGAGGCCAACCGAAACTTGACCAGTCAAAGCGCGGGATAGCAATCACACAGATAGTAGCTAGGCGTTGGTATGCCCGCAATAGGTCGAATTGTTGATGGATGGCGTAAAGCCAGCGGCAGGAAAAAGAACTCATGCAGTTTAATATAGACGAGACTTTTGATCCCTGGATACCGCACATTTGCTCAAGGGTGTGGTGAGTGGTTTGACCATGATCACTATCAACCTAATTATGGGCTTTACCTAGATATCTCAGTGAAAGTAGGTTTTTCTGTGTTTTGAATGCTTCAGGTGCGACGTTGGATAATGTATTTAGAATGAGAGGGGTTTATGTCTAAGAGATTGGTGCTATTTAACCATAAAGGTGGGGTAAGCAAGACAACAACGGTTTATAATGTTGGTTGGATGCTGGCGGAAACTCATAGGGTTCTATTAGTTGATGCTGACCCCCAGTGTAATCTGACAAGCCTCATACTTAAAGACAATTTCGATGGCTATTATCTTGAGGATCAAACCAAACGCCAAAATATAAAAGATGGAGTCAGTCCGGCGTTCAGTGGAAAGCCCATCCCCATTACACCTATTGCCTGTCCTTCTAGTGAGCGGAACCAAAATCTATTTTTAATTCCAGGGCATGCAAATCTTTCAGAGTATGACGCTGCACTTACGTTTGCACAAAATTCTCATAACGCTATAGCTACTTTGCAAAATTTGCCCGGAGCGTTTAGTGAGCTAATAAGGCTAACAGAGGAGGAGTATAATATCGATTATACGATAATTGATTTGAACCCTGGCCTTAGCGCGATAAACCAGAACCTTTTCTTAAATAGCGATGTTTTCGCGTTGCCGACTAACCCAGATCCATTTTCAATAATGGCCTTGGATACTCTAACAGCCGTTCTACCTCGCTGGGCTGGCTGGAAAAAAAGCGCAATAAACATGTTCTCAGACTCGGCATATCCTTTAAGGGATGGCGTGCCGAAGTTTGGTGGCGCCTTCATACAGCGCTTTAATATAAGAAACGGCAAGGCAGCTGCACCCTATAGAGAGAATATAGATGAGATAAAACAAAGACTCACCGAAGAAATGCTTCCCATCCTTCAAGAAAATGATTTAGCTTTTGATATGGATTTTTATCCCGCTGAACTAGTGAGGCATGGTTACTGTCTTGCAGAAATTCAAGATTTTGGAGGACTCCTCCCCAAAGCATATATGGCAGGCGTTCCAGTTTTTGCAATTACAGATGCTGAAATTGGTGAGGTTGGAAATGTGTTGAACTCTCTTACAGAGAAGAGAGATAATCTGCGCGCTAGAATTCAAAGTGCTGCCCGGCTACTAGAGCAAATCTTAGATAATGCATAGTTCATTCGCTATATTCCGCATGAACATGGGGCAGACGGAGTCTCTGCTGGTTCTTTATGATTATTTGGCGAATGAGTTAAAGGCTCCAGTTAGTTTTGACGATATATTGAGGTCGAAAATTGTTTATGCAGTGAGTGCATTTGATAAACTATTGCACGACCTAATTAGGGTTGGAATGGTTGAGGTATTTAAAGGGAATAGGGTGGCAACTCCGAAATATCTTTCGGAAGCTATATCCATGGCTACTGTTCAGCAACTTGCACCTGGATCCACTCCGCCTCCAGAAATTGCATTTGAGGAAGCAGTAAGATCAAAGCTTAAACTTCTATCATTTCAGGATCCCGATAAAGTCTCAGAGGGGCTTAGTCTCATATGGGCGGAGTCACATAAGTGGCAAAAGATATCGAATGCTTTAGGCATGAGTAACAGTGAATTGCGGACAAGGCTAAAGCTTATCGTCTCTCGGCGAAACTCAATTGTTCATGAGGCAGATTTGAATCCTATTGATGGAAAAAAATAGAAATCACTCGATCAGAGGCGATAGATATAGTCCAGCTTTTGAGGGCTGTAGGGGAAGAGATATACAATCAAGTCAGATAGGTTAATTAAAAGCAGGGGATATTGCCTGCCATATCTTCCGTGATAGAGAGGCATCCCTACCCTACTTCAGCTCCCTATAAACGAAATCTCACAGGTTATGGTATACCCAAGCCTATCCGGCCAATTAGCCTCTGTATACAAGAGAGAGTTTGAAGCATGAGCCTCTCTCTTGAACCTCTCACTGTCGAAAAAGTGTCGAAATCACTGGCTAACAATGGCCAGTAATGGCCACATGATAAATCCCGACACACGCTCCCCACCCAGCATTGCCTAGCGTTGACCAGTTATGACCAACACCCCAAACGGCTCTGCACTTCTACGCACAAATCGGCAAAGCCGAATCAGCGCTCATAACTTATTGATATGCAAAGG